TTCACTAATCACAATACTTAATTGGAATAAATATCAACAAAGTGAACAACAAAATGAGCAACAAATGAACAACAAACGAACAACAACTGAACAACAACTGAACACAAACAAGAATGTAAATAATGATAATAATATATATTTATTTAATTTAAAAAATAATAAAGAAAAGGTTGCTCCATTTTCAGAAGGAGATGAAGTAAGTCAATTTTTAAAAACAAAAGGAATTAATACTTTAGAAGAATATCAAAACTTATCACAATCAAAACAAGATGATTTAATGGAGGAATGGTTTTTTAGTAATAGATAGGAGAGTGAAACAAATGAAGTTAACAACTGAACAAGGACATTTTTGGATAGAATTTGATAATGGTTATACTTTATCTGTTTTTAATGGATATGGAAGCCATACAGAAAATAATTTTAAATTTGAAAAATATATGAAAATAGTAGAAAACAAAGATATTTATGCAAGATGGGAAAGCGAAAAAGTAGAAATAGCAATTTTAAATCCAACAGGAGATTTAGTCACAGATTGTTTTATAGAAACTGCTGATAGTGTTAAGACGGTTGATTTAAAAGAATTAATAGAAATTATAAATTTATTGAATAATTATAAGGAGGTTATATAAATGATTACATATACAGGAGAAACAGACGTTAGAGAAAAAATAAGTGATCTAATTGATGAAATGTGTGCAGACCAAGACCTTAATTTTACTATACAAATTTATGAAAGTCGAGAAAATGAAAAAATAAGTAAACTTATGATTGAAGTAATAGATATAAAAAATTCAATGCCTGATTTTTAAAAAAGGAGAGTGAGTACAAATGAAAGGACATAAAGAAAGATTATTAAAATATTTAAAAGAAAACGGAAAAATAACAACAATGGAAGCAATACAGAAGTTAAGAAATACAAGATTAAGCGAATATATAAGGCAATTAAGAGCAGATGGATATACGATCGTAAATGTACCTAAGACAGGAATAAATGTATATGGAGAAAAGTGTCATTATGATGAATTTGTATTGCAGGAGGAGAAACAAAATGACTAATTATTTTAAAGTCTATTTAACAAGTAAAAAAGGAAGACAGTGTGTAGTAGCAAGGAATAAAGTAGGAGTAATAAACGTATTAAATAATGCAAATAAAGAGGGATTTATGAGTTATTTAATAATAAAAAGAATAAAGCCAAACACAGATGTACCAATAGCAAGAGGAAACTTTAGCAAAGAATGTAAGGTAACCTATGTAGAAGGACTAGATACAGATTGGCGAATAGTAGGAGCTAACGTAGTAGATTGGGATAAATATAAAAAAGCAAAGGAAGGAGAAGAAAGATAAATGAAAAAAGGCGATATCTTAATAAATAGATGGGCTGGATACATTGATTGTAGATATTTTATTTATTTAGGCACATCAGGAGATTACATGCAAGGAATAGAGTTTATAGATGGAAAACCAAGAAAAGTTAAATATTTTAGAAGTGGATTAAATGAAAAAATCCCAAGTTTAAATAAAAAAGCTTATGAAGTAGTAGGACATACGGATTTTCTTGAGATAGCAAAATTGGATTTAGATAGAATAAAAGAAAAGGATGATACTTTATGGAAAGGTTGAAATATCCAAAACTAATAGGAGTGTGTAAAGACTGCCTAGGCTGTCAAAGACTAGAAAATGAAAAATTCGTTGGAGTTTATAAATGTAAATGGAATGAAAAAGTTGAGTGGAAACAGGAGGCGATAAATCAATGTATGGAATATGGAACACATACAAAAAAGAGTTTCAATTTGGAATAAAAGAAGAAACAAGAAAAAAAGCAATGAATAAATTATTTAATAAAATTGGAAATGATGCTTATAAGTATAGATTTGAAGTAAGAAAAATTCCAGAGGGGATAAAAATATGAAAGTAGGAGATAACAGATGGCATTTTAAATATATATGCGATAAATGTAAAACTGTAATACCGTATATTACAAAAAAGGGATATAGAGATAATCTTTATCATCATTATGTAAGTACATCAAATAGAACTGCACACAAAGATTTTGATTTATGTGGAAATTGCGAAAAGAAGTTAAGGGTATGGCTTGATACAAAAGAGATACCTACAATGAAAGAAATAATAGGTGAATTTCCACAATACGAGGAGGAAATATGGAAAACAAAGTAATAGCTAAAGAATATGTAGATGAAAATTATATACATAAAGATAAGATAAGGGGGAAAATAAAACAGTTAGAAGAAGAATACAAACAATTTGCGGATTGGGATAGAGATGATGATTGTATGATAACAAGAGAAGAAATTGAAATTTTAGAAGGATTATTGGAGGATAAATAGATGAATGAAGAAGAAAAAACTAATTTATTAGGAAAAATAAGCAAAAGGCTTTATAATGATGAATGGTTTATATATAAAGCAATATTAAGTTTCAAAGCACAAAAAGAAAAAACATATACATTTTTCAAAGATAATTCTGCAAATAATTTTATACATAAATATAATTGGTGTCAAAGACCTATTGATACTACTATGAGTTTAAGACATTTTGAAAGTAATGCAACCGTATCTTGTTGGATGAGTGAAAGTTTGGCTGAAGAAAAAGGATTAGAACAAATAACTTTAGATGATTTTATATATCAATTTGTAAAACCAATTATAGAAGAAAATATAAAACTAAAAAAAGAATTAAATATAAAAAAGTGCTTAATATGTGGGAATGAGTTTAAAGCTAAAAGGAAAAATCAAGTATGTTGTTCAAAAGAATGTAAAATAAAAAGAAGAAATAAACTAACTTATAATCGTATGAAAAATGCGACACCTGAAAAAAAGCAAAAAATGAAAGAATCTATGAAAAAATATATAAAAAAAAATAAGGCAAAACAGTTACTTTATCAAAGAAAATGGAGAGAAAAGAACAAAGAACATATAAAAGAATACAATAAACAATATAGAATGAGGAATAAATAATGGAACATATAACTTTAGAAGAATATAAACAATTACAACAAAAAGGCAATAGTAAATATAAAGCAAAGAAAACAAGTATAGATGGACATAGTTTTGATAGTATCAAAGAAGCAAATTATTATGAGGAATTAAAGATAAGATTAAGAGCTGGAGAAATAAAAGGATTTTGCATACAACCGACATTTATACTTGCACCTAACTTGAAGTATAAAGCAGATTTTATTGTATTCAATAATGATGAAACATCAGAAATAATAGATGTAAAAGGAATGAAAACAAAAGAATATATAGTTAAGAAAAAAGTATTTGAAGATAAATTTAATCTAAAAATAAAGGAAGTATAGACAATGAAGATATATGCAATATATAAAGGCGAAGAAAATCTACTTGACGGAACAGCCAGAGAATGTGCTGAAAAATTAGGAGTAAGTGTTAATACAATACATTTTTGGAATACAAGAGCTTATAAAAAGCGAATTGATAGCCTAAGAAAGAGTGGAAAAGCAAGAAATTGTAAAATTGCAATAGTAATAAAGGAGAAAAAAGATGATTAATTTTATAATTGGATTTATGTTAGGTGGATTAAGTGGAATATTCTTAATGTGTTTAGCTCAAATTAATAAGGAGAAAAACGATGGTTGAAAAAGAAGTCAATGATGAATATATGAGACTTTATGAAGAACTAGTAGAAAGAGTGAATACCAAAGAAAAAGTAATAGAGAAAATGACAAGATACATAGTTAGAAATGCAGAAAAAAATCAAAATATGTGTAATAGAAAAAAAGTAGAAAGATGTAATGAAAAACAATGTATGAAATGTGTTAGAAGTTATTTCGATAAAAGTTAAAGAAAGGAAAGAAAAATGAAAGAAATGATAATGTGGGATAAATATGACAACAAATACAGAGAAGTAGTTGATGTGGAAGTAGCCAGAGGGCTTGAAGCAGATTTATACGAGGCAAACAATAGAATAGTTGATTATATGGATATCATTGAAGAAAGAGATAGATTGATAGATTGGTTAGTTGAAGAAATACATAGCATAATAAATTTAGGAGAGTTCATAGATAATAATATAAATAAATTAGACACAAAAGAACAAATAATAAAATACTTTGAAGAGAGGTGCAATGATGCAGAAAATAAATCATAGTGAATTAGCAAAAAGACTAATATTAAGAGCAATAGAAAATTATAAGCAAAGGTTTATATTAGAAGAAGATTTGATGAGTGGAGAAGATAAAAGAAAAGTTTTAGAAGAAATAGACAAAGAAGTAGAAGAAATAAAGCATAAAGAAAGCTACAAAAAAGAAATAAAAAGACTAGAAAATAGAATACATTATATTTGTGGTTTAGAAGATTGTGATGAAGAATTTGAAATGTGAGGTGGAATTATGAATAAAACAATGCAAACATCATTAGGATTTAGTTTAGATTTAACAAAAATATTAAATGAATTAATAGAAAATGAAACATATATGGCTCATTTAGGAGATATAACAATAAGATATATAGGAGCTAAAGAAGATACAGCAAGAGGCAAAAGAGAAATATTTGAAATAGAAAGGTTGTGTAAGTAAATGAATATAGAAGAAGCGATAAAAGTTGTAAGAAATATAAAAACTTTAAGATGTAAAGAATGCGTTTTTGATAACGATACAAAATGCATTAAAGAAAATGGAAAAGATTGTCAAGATATAGCTATAGAAACTCTACTAACAGCTTATGAAGAAAAATGCAAGGAGCTAAAAAAAGAAATAAAAGATGATTTAGACGTAAGAAATCGCTGGGGATTAACGTTACAAGAGCTTGAAAAAGAAAAAGAGAAAAATAAAGAAGCTAAAAATTTATTAATAGATATGGTTAATCAATTCGCTTATGACGATAATAAACATGAAAGACTATGTACTGGAGGATTAAGCACTTTAGAAGATGCGTTTTACTTTTTAGATATAGATGAGGGAATAAAAAGAGAAGACCTTTGGAACTTAAAGGAGGAATAAAACAATGTTAAGTGATGAAGAAAAAGAAATACTTATTAATATAAAAGAATATATGCAGAATGATATTGATAAAGGTCATCATAAATTTGTTTACAATGATTTAGGTTCAGATTTTAAATGTATAGATTGTATAAATGCA